CTACGCAACAGACACTTATCTTTTTTACTATTCAGACGGTTCTACATGGACACAAACAAACGCATTTGGCACAGTAACAGCACAGACTTCATACGGTGCGGCAAGCGCTAATGGATCTGCAACAACTTATGCCCGCGCTGATCACACACACGGTACACCGGCACTAGGAACTGCAAATCCTAGCAACATTGCGAACGCAACTGCTTCTGCGGGTACTGCAACAGCACCTTCCAAAGAGGATCACATCCACGCCTTTATTCCAACAGCCGACATTTCTTTCGCGGGTTTTAAGATCACTTCTCTTGCTACTCCGACAGCAGATACAGACGCGGCTAACAAGGGTTATGTAGATAGCATTGCACAAGGTTTAGATCCAAAGGCTTCAGTAGTAGCCGCAACTACAACTAACGGAACATTAGCAACAGCATTTGCCAATGGTCAGGTTGTAGATGGCGTAACGCTTGCAACAGGCAACCGTATTCTTATCAAGAACCAAACAGATCAAACAGCAAATGGTATTTACACAGTTAATGCTAGTGGCGCACCTACACGCTCAACTGACATGGATAACGGAAGTGAATTCCCCGGCGCATTTGTATTTGTTGAGCAAGGAACAGTTAATGCTGATACAGGCTGGACTTGTACAAACAACGCTCCTGTAACACTAGGCTCTACTAACATCACTTGGACTCAATTCAGTGGTGCAGGCACATACACAGCCAACAACGGCGTTGTTCTCAACGGTTCTGTTTTCTCTTTTGCACCACGCGCAGGCTACGGTTTGCAAACAGGCGCAAGCGGGGCAGAAGTAAAACTTGCTACTACATCAGGCTTAAATCTTTCTTCTGATCTAGCCGTAGGTGCTGGATTAGGTATTTCTGTTCTTACAAACACTGTTGCAATTGATACAACAGTGGTTGTACGCAAATACGCCGCCTCAATTGGTGATGGAGCCGCTACTTCTTATACAGTTACCCACAATCTAGGTACTAGAGATGTGCAAGTGACTGTTTATGACAATTCAAGTCCTTATGCGGAAGTTGTTGTAGATGTTCAACACGCAACAATTGATACCATCACAATTCTATTCTCAGTTGCACCAACATCTAACCAATACAGGGTAGTTGTACAAGGCTAGTTAAACAAAGGAGATACACATGGGTCTGCGTGACCGTATCGCAAAAGCCATAGCAACAGGGGACATAGAGAAGAAACCTAATCTTCCGGCAGGTTCCGTTGTTATGTCGCAGAGTGACATGCTTGCCGTTGCTAACCAACTGCAACAGAACTACGGCAATACTAATCCGCTTCCACGCGCCCCATTTTCAGCAACCGTTCCTTTTGGACCGGGTATGCCTATTACACCGGGAGCAATCAACCCGGTAAATCCTGAAACCGGCAGACCAGAACCACGCCGTTATGAATACCAAGTTGCACAGAACATCAATGTAACTGAAACACGCCTTATTCCATTTAAGACACTACGCGCCGCCGCAGATCAGATAGACATTTTGCGCCGTTGTATTGAAGTAACTAAATCTAAAGTTGTTGGTCTTGATTGGGACATTGTTCTTGCAAATGACGCTTCAGAAAAGATTATGTCAGAGTCAGGTGGCGATCATGTGCGCGCTATGGCTAAAGCCCGCGAAAAATACAATGATGAAATTGCTCGCGCCCGTGAATTTTGGGAAACACCAGATAGGGCAAATGGTTTAACTTTCTCTGATTGGCTAATGACATGCTTAGAGGAAATTCTTGTGATTGACGCATGGGCGGCATACCCATTAAAGACCGTAGGCGGGGATTTATACGCGTTCCAAATCCTAGATGGTTCAACTATTAAGCCGCTCATTGATGATCGCGGTATGCGCCCTATGGCTCCTAACGCCGCTTTCCAACAGATCCTTTATGGCTTCCCAAGATCTGAATTCAGCGCAACAGAAGAAGATCCAAAGGCAGATGGTGAATTTACTACTGACCAATTGGCTTACATGGTTCGCAATCGCCGCACAATCAGCGTTTATGGTTTTTCACCAGTAGAGCGAGCGCTACCACTGGCAGACATTTACCTACGCCGTCAAGAATGGATCCGCGCAGAGTACACAGATGGCGTATTGCCAGAACTTATGTTTACTACTGATGAAGATTGGGGTACTAACCCGGATCTGCTACGCGCTTATGAGAACATTCTCAATGATGATCTTTCTGGTCAGACACAACAGCGAAAGCGCGCCCGCTTGCTACCTAAAGGCTTATCACCTGTAACTAATGATGGTTATGGTGAGAAGTTTAAGGACACGCTTGATGATTATTTGATTACAAGCATCTGCGGTCACTTTGGTGTACAGCCTTCTGAAATTGGCTTTGCTCCAAAGGGCGGTTTAGGTGGAGCAGGGTTCCAAGAAGGTGAAGCGGCGAGCGCTGAAGCAATCGGAATTCAGCCATTGGCTAACTGGATCAGTAAGATGATTACAAACCTTTCTTACACATACCTTGGTATGCCGCGTGAACTTGAATTCAAACTAATGACTTCAAAGCGCATGGACAATGAGAGCAACGCCCGTAAATCACAAATTGAAATTACATCTGGTGGTAAGACAATCAATGAGCGCCGTTCAGAACTAGGTTTACCTTTGCTTGATACTCCACAAGCAGACATGCCTATTCTTGTAGCCGGTGCAGACATGTTCCTATTCTCACCAGACGGCATTATTAACGCCAAAGAAGTTATCTCTGCTCCTACCTTGGAGGGTCCAAATGCAACTCCTATTGCGCCTACAACTCCTGATACTGCAAATGCAGAACCGCAGGAGGAAACGGTTAGAGTTCCGGATAAAGAAATCCCGGAAGAAGAAGTAGATGAACTTGATGAAGAAGAAGTTGAGAAAGCCGTAGAAAGTGAAGTTAAGGCTTTTATGAAGTGGGCTAACAAGGGTAAGCGCGCCCGCCTATTTGAGTTCAAGAGCCTTGATCCAATTGTGGGTGAAGCATTGAACCGTTGTGCTTTTGACGGGGATCTTGAAACCGCCAGAGCGCTCGCTAAAGCGTATTTAACATGACCTACAAACGCGCATTAGAGGCAGATGCGCGTTTAGCCGCTAAGAACGCACTAAAGATCAGGGCGGCTTTACGGCAAACCTTTGATCCTAAACGGGTTTATGAACAGTACCTACTGACCCAACCCAACCAGTCAGATAGCACTCCACAAAACAACGCCCGCGCCCGCGCATGGGTAATGCTCAATGTGCGCGTAAACATGGAAGCGCTTAAAGAAGTTATGTTGCGTGTATGGGCAGAAGGCTATGTAACCGGTCAGGCATTTGCAGATGAACAATTACAGATTGCCCGTGAACTGAACAAGGCTGATGACACCATGGCTGAAGTTGATTGGGCTAACTGGCAACCGGGCGATAGAGCCGCCGCATTATTGCTAAGACCGCCTAAAGCATTTCAGCAATTGTTGGAAAGTCAGAACATTACATTCAAAGATTTCTCTGATACCACGGTGCGCGACATTGGTAACGCTATTGGTGAAGCGATTGAATTAGGTTTACCCGCAGAGAGAGCGGCTAAAAGACTAATGACCCATGTGGCTAATCCTGCGCGAGCGCTATCCATAGCAATCACAGAACAGAACCGCGCTATTAGTTACGCAACAATTAACCGCTATAAAGAAGCCGGATTAGAAAAGATGGAATGGGAAGTAAGTAGCCCATGTGACAAATGCGCAAAGAACGCTAATCAAGTTGTGCCTATTGGACAGCCTTTTAATTCCGGCAACACACAACCGCCTGCACACCCACATTGCCGGTGCGTATTGCTCCCTGTATTGCCTGACTTTGATGATCCCGCCGCTACTGGTGGAAGCGTAACTATGGCTCCTGTTCCTGCCCCTACTTCTGCTCCTTCTTTTTCTGGTTCATGGCAAAAAGTAGATGAACAAGCGTGGGTAGATCGCCAGATTGCTAGAAGGGCGTTAGATCCACGCTTTACTGAACCTTACAGTGAAATTCAATTACAAATTTTGCGCGATCAAGCCAGAGAAGCAGACATTTTCATACGGGGTCCACACATCTTGCGTGTAGATAAAGCGTTGGCTAATGGTCCAACCCCACAAGAGATAGAAAAGTTTTTAACTAACTTTGATGAGATCTATGAAAGATTACCTGCATGGCGTAGGTTTGATCAAAACGGTGTTGAGCGTGGCTACAACCTAATTATTAACAATCAGGCTAGTGGCAACACTATGGCTTACACCTATTTAGGACATGACACTATTTGGTTCTCTGTTAAAGATGTTAAGAGCGCTCTTGATGATCCTAAAGACTGGCGTGGCTGGTTTATGTCTGCGGCAAACCAAACCAATGAAAACCTTTATACAATTGCGCATGAAATGGGGCATACCGTAGATAGTTTTATGAACGCCAATAGAGGTAAAGTTTCAGGTGCTTTGCGCCGTAAACACCCTGAATTGTTTTCAAGGTATAGCGCTAAAAACGCTAAAGAAGCCTATGCTGAAGTGTTTGCTGAATGGATCTTAGGGGTACGCAACCCTGTAACTGAAACTTACGCTGAAAGGTTTGGGTGGAACCTTAGCGTTGAAGATTACTACTCACCTGATAGCCGCATAATCCAATGGAAACCAAACGCAAGATCAATCTTGCTAGGCGATTAAGGAGCAAACATGGCAAAGAATGAACCTATTGATGTGGTCTTGGAATGGGAAGATTACGAGAACATGCCCAAATTTGAATTACAAGAGAGGGCATTGGCTGATGATGAGAAAGCCCAACGCATTTACTTTAAGCGTTACGGAAATCAGAAAGTTGATACAGTAAGCGATAAGGTTTCAACACCATCACCGGTAATTGAATGGATAGAGGAATAAACATGGCATTTAAGCATTTCAACGCCAGTACGCAAACAACACCATCAATCTTGCACCAAGTTGATAGCAACGCCACACCACAAACACCAATAACAATTTACAACGGTCATAGCGCGGCAATCTTTATTGGTGACAGCACAATTGCTACATCAGGTGCAACTATTGGCACAACTCTTAATAACGCCGCCCGCTTAACAGTGTATGCGGGTCCTAATGACACTATTTACGCTATCTCTGCTTCTGGTTCTGCGGCAGGCGCAATAGTAATTACTTATTCAGCATAATCATGGCTGAAGGATTTGCACCACCGCAAGAAGTACGGGCTAACGCTAAACGGGGTTTAGAGTTACGCCAGAAGTACAACCGTGGTGGTACAGAAGTTGGTGTGGCTCGCGCAAGAGATCTATCTAACGGCGCGGCGCTATCATTAGACACGATCAAGCGCATGAATTCTTATTTCTCGCGCCATGAAGTAGATAAAAAAGGAGAAGGTTGGGGCAAGGACAGTGCCGGTTACATTGCTTGGTTGCTTTGGGGCGGTGACGCTGGTTGGTCTTGGGCAAAAAGAATTATCAGAGAACAAGAAAACAAGGAGAAAGCAACAATGAGCAATCTAACAACATCATTCTTTGCAATTGAAAAAGCAGATAGAAATGCTGATGGCACATTAACCGTTTACGGCAAGGCAACAGATGACGCTTTGGACATTGATAAGCAGATTTGTGATGGTGACTGGTTAGATCGCGCTATGCCACACTGGTTCAAATCAGGCGGCAACATCAGAGAACAGCACAGCAACATTGCCGCAGGCGTGGCAACAGACTATGAACTTAAATCAGATGGGCATTACATTACGGCTCTTGTTGTAGATCCTATTAGTGCCAAGAAGGTTGAACACGGCGTACTAAAAGGTTTCTCAATTGGTATCAAAAACCCACGCGTAATTCAGGACTCTAAGGCGGCTAATGGTCGCATTGTAGATGGTCAGATTGTTGAAGTATCGCTAGTAGATCGCCCTGCTAACCCTAACTGCCAGTTGGTTTTGGCTAAGTCAGCCGGTGCTGATGAAACCGTAATTCAAGTAGAAGAATTGATTGAAAAAGAAGAAAAGAAGCCTGATTATGAAAACATCAACACAGGTGGCGCAGGATCAGAACCTTCTGACAAAGAATTATACAACCGCGTAAAGAATGAGGCTAAGGCTAAGTTTGATGTTTACCCATCTGCTGTTGCTAATGCTTGGGTAGTCCGTGAGTACAAGAAGCGCGGTGGAAAATACCGTAAGGAAACCAAAAAGTCATTACAATTAGATTACACAGAGATGGAGTTTGACATGACCACAGCCGCAGAATTGGTTGCAGTATCAAAGTCATTTGCATCACCAGATGCAATTAAATTTGATCAGAAAACTTATGACACTGCCCGCATTGCGCTTGCTAATCTTATTGCGATTGAAGCAGATGAAATGGCTGTTGGAGATCACAATGAACAAATGTCAATTGCACATCTATTAGAAGCAGTACACCACCTCTTTGCTTGGTACGAAGGGGAGAAAGCAGGGGGAGAAGTAATGGAAGAAGAAACAATTATTGAAAACAAAGCCGCAGACAATGAAGATTTAATGCAACGCAAAGGTGAAGATCGTGAAGCATTTAAGAAGCGTTGCATGAAGGCAGGAGAAACAGAAGAAGCCTTTGATAAGCGTTGCAAGATGTACAAAGAAGCAATGGACAAAGAAGCAAATCCTAATCCTGTTCCAACAGAAGAAACTTACGCAACATTGAAGGACACAGTTATTGTGCCACCATCAAGCGCGCCTAAGTCTGCTGAAGTTGGAGATCTTGAAGTTGCAGACATTGAACCAGAAGTAAAAGAAGAAGAAGCACCAGCAGTTGAAGAAACTCCTGCTGAAGATGCACCTAAAGTTTCTGCTGATGACATTTCAACAGCAGAAGTAGAAGCCATAGTAGATCAAGCAATAAAGAGCGCAACCGCATCTATCAAAACAGAGATTGCATCTTTAGTATCCGCAAAAGAGGCGGCACTAGAGAAGGCAGTAAGTTTGGAGAATGAGTTGGCAATTGCTAAATCTCTCGCCGTGGCTGGTGGTCCAAAGCGAACAGGTACATCACAGGCACAACCTAATGACCTGCTCATTAAAGCCGCCACATACAAAGCGAAAGCAAACGCAACAACTGACCCAATTCTTGCTAAGGGTTACATGGAACTACACAAGGAATTCCTTGCTAAAGCCAATAACACTGACAAGAACTAACCCAACTCTCTAACAAAAGGAAAATCAAATGACATTCAGCGCCCCAAAGGTTGCCGATCTGTTTGCTGATGCTTCCCCACGCGAAGCCGCAGAGCGCATGGAAGAATTTACTGCTGAACTTGGTAAATCACTTTCAAACGCATCTTCAGTTCCGGGACAAGCACCAGCAATGGATCCAGTTGCCGCTATTGAAGGACTTGTAACAAACAAGTCACTTTCACCAGAGGCATCAGCATCACTTCAGAACGCTCTTGCATCACAGCGCCTTGCTATGCAGGACATTCAGAAGGACATTACACTTACAAGCCCGCTATCTACATCATTCGCGGCGTTTGATCTTGAAGCACCTGCAAAGATGCTTACACCACGCCCTACACCTCTCCGTAACCGTATCCCACGCAAGAAGGGTGTTGGCACAAGCCACCGCCAGAAGCAGATCCTTGGTTACACAGGTACAGGTACAGGTGGAGTAGGAAACATCTTCCCCGGCATTACACAGGACACAACAACAAACTTTGGTTCAATCGCTTACGAGCGTGGTCCAAAGATCTCCTATGCCGCACAAGATCTAATCCTGCCTTACAACTCATACTCACTATCTGACAGCGTTACATTTGATGCTAACTTCTCTGGTCTTGGTTATCAGGATCTACGCCAGTTATCATCAACATCAACACTTTATGCAACAATGTTGATGGAAGAACGCATGATGCTTATGGCTCGCGGAACTGCATCAGGTTACTCTGGCGCACTTTCAGCACCAACAGTTGTTACTGGTTCACCAGCAGCCGCTTCAGGACAAACTGCACTTGCATCAGGAACTTATTATGTTGCCGTAACTGCTGACGCAGGTATTTCAGGTAACGGTTTTGGTGAGTCAATTGCTTCTGCAATTGGAACTGAAACAGTAGCAACAGGTGATGTTCTAACAGTTATCGTTTCAACACCCGTAGTTGGCGCACTTGGTTACAACATTTATGTTGGAACAACAACAGGTTTGGCTAACTTGAAGTA